ATGTCTATTCTGAATGGCTCGGTATACGCGAGTCAATAAAGATGACAACAGTAAAACCTTCTGGAACCGTGTCTATTTTAGCGGGAGAGTCTCCAGGTGTTCACTGGACCCCCGGAGGAAAGTTCTTTAACAGAACAATTAGATTCTCTAACGAAGACCCTATGTTGCCGTTATTTAGGATGGCAAATTATAGGGTTGAACCCGCCGCGGAATCTTCTGACACTACCTCTGTGGTTTATTTTCCTATAAAATCAGACGCAATAAGATCCGAGAAAGATGTGACAATATTTGAAAAGATGGCACTAGCGGCCACGGCACAAAGATATTGGTCCGATAATTCGGTTTCTGTGACGATTTCTTTCGATAGGGAAACGGAAGCAAAGTATGTGGGCACAGTGTTACATATGCATGACGGTCAACTGAAGACTGTGTCTTTCCTGCCGAGCGGAAATGACACCTATCCTCAAATGCCCTATATGCAAATAACCGAAGAAGAATATGCGCAATCAGAAAAAAAACTATTTTTAGTGGATCTGACTGGAGTTTACGCTGGTATGGCGGTTGACGCTATAGGCGAGAGATATTGTACAACTGATTCTTGTGAAATTAAATTTGTAAAGGACAACTCATGAAAGAGTTTTGATGATATAATACTTATCATGGAAAATACAAACGAAATTAATAGTTTTATAGCTGTTCTAGAAAACGGCTACGTTAGATTAGTCGACAAAATGGGCTCTGATCTATCCGTGGTTAACGCCGCAAGAGCTTCTTTTGCAAAGGAAAGCAAAGAAATGTCGACCAGTGACGCAAGACTTATTGGGTTTTTGGCCAAAGAAAATCATATGTCGCCATTCAGACACGCTTTTGCAACTTTTGAGTTTAAGGCGCCATTTTTTGTTGCAAGACAACATTGGAAATATGTTGTTGGTTCCGACCATACCATGGATTCATGGAACGAATCATCAAGAAGATATATAACTATGGAACCAGAATTCTATATACCAACTTCGGATAAATGGAGACTTGCGCCCGAAGACAAGAAGCAGGGTTCTGGTGGACCGATAGATCCTTGGACCGGTTCTGTTTTAACGGAAGAGCTAACCAAATATGTGGCCCAGGGGGAAGCCTTGTATAAAATGGCCATGGATAACGGTGTCGCCCCAGAGCAAGCTAGGTTATTTTTGGCGGCTTATGGGATGCATGTCGTTTACAGATGGTCGTGCAGTTTGCAATCAATAGCCCTGTTTTTAAATCAAAGACTTTCTCACGACGCGCAGTGGGAGATAGTTGAGTACGCAAAAGCTGTAGACAAATTAATAACCCCGCATTTTCCTGTCTGCATGTCTTTTTTGGTGAACACAAATGCTTAGACAGATAATATTTGTTTTGTTGTTTACAGTTTTGTTTAGTTGGGGTCTTAATTTAAATACATTGTCCCAGATTTTAAATGACCCAAAACAAAGAAGATTATCCTCAATATTGGTGGCTGTATCTGGATTTCTTATATCACTACTTATAGTATTTTTGGTGTAAAATGCCAGCATCTAAACTAAACTATATAATTGTTTACGATAATCACAGTCAGGTTTATGGATCTTCGTCTGACAAAATAGCGATAGAGTCAGCTTCACCAGAAGGTTTATCCGAAAAAGACAAGCACATATTTTTTATAACTTACGAACCAGACACAAAAAATATTTGTGTACATAAAATAGATCCAAGCAATATGGACGCAATAGAAGGTAAAAGCAATAAAAGAAAGAAAAAAGACAGTGAGTAAAAAAACAAATTTTAACAAAAAAGTAAGCATTAAATTAGAACCAGGTCAATCTTTTATGTTGGAAGATCTTGACTTATTTGTGCACGTTCAGAAAACCTATGCTCTAATATTAAGGGGAAACGCTGCACCAGAGGAAAAAGCAATATGCAATAGAGTTATCGCTGCAGTTAATTCGGCAATAGGGAATGTAAACAACGCTTCTTCTATGGATTACGATAATTAATGATAAAGCATGATAGACCTTTGCGTTGTAAACTATAATACTAGACCATTCTTAGAAAGACTATTAGATAGTCTTCATGATCAGCTGATTGTTGGAAAGCATTCAGAAAAGTTTTGGAATTTGTATATAGCAGATAATGGGTCTACTGATGACACGATAGATTTTTTTAGATCAAAAGAAGATGATTATCTAATAGATAAAATATCTTTAAATAAAAACATTGGGTATTCAGCTGCCTGCAATAAGCTCGCAGCTTTCGGTTCAAATAGCGTTATAGGCCTGCTTAACGCCGATGTATGGTTTGCGAACGAAGATATAACAAAAATTTGCAAAATATTTAACCAACAAGAAGACGTACATATTCTTGGCCCAAAACAAAGAGATGAGTATGGCCTGATAAGACACGCTGGAATCGTAGGTACGAATAAGCAACCTAGGCACAGGGGGTGGATGGAACCGGATCCATTAGACTCTCTTTATAGGGACAGAGTTAACTGCGTAACTATATCAGGTTCTGCGTATTTTATTAGAAGATTCGTATGGAATAAGCTAACAGATCACCCAAAATACAGGCAACTATATCCAAACGCCGTAGGCGCCTTTCTGCCAACCCCTCATTACTACGAAGAAACTTGGTGCTCATACTTTGCAAGACATTTGGGCTATAATGTTGTCTATGATGGCAGTGTATCAATCGGCCACAGTTGGCATGCCTCTTCTCCAAAGCCTGGAGAGGGCTACAGTCATGCCGATGCGCAATTTAAGGTAAGTCAATCAATATTTCGCAAAGCATGCGATTACATAGGAATAGAAAGAGATTAAAAAGAAAATAATTCAGTTTTAGTTTGATTTAACTAATATAGTGGTGTACAATATATATTGTAATATTCATACACTTTCAAAAAGGAAAAATATGGCAGAGAATAAATTTAAGTATTTTACGGTAACAACCACATCAATCATCAAAGCCCCAACTTCAACAGAAGCGCAAAAGATTGCCAAGAGTAACAATCGCAAAGTTTCTGGTGTTCGTGGCGAGCTTCTATTCAAAGATGTTGAGGTGGAAAGAATTACCGCAGTACAAGCTCGTAAGCAATTAGAAGCTTAATTTTATTAACTAGGCTGGCGGCACGTACCGCCAGCCATTTTAATTATTGGAATTTATATGTCTAATCAAAAAATAATTGCCCAAATGGTTGGAAGAAATGAAGAACAAAGATTTTTAAAAGAAGTTCTTCAAAGAATTTCGACTCAAGTAGATGAAATTGTTTTTACAGATGATTGCTCAGAAGACAATACATATTCAATGGCCTCTGAGTTTTGTCATACCTATAAAACGGAGGAGCCAACTTTTTGTGTTCACGAAGGAAAATTGCGTTCTATCGCATGGAAAAATCTTTCAAATCACGCTAATCCGGGAGATTGGATTATTGCAATAGATTGTGACGAGATGCTTTATCAAAAAGATGATATATCTTTAATTGATATAAGAAATATTCTTTTTAAATCAGAAAAAGATGTTGTAAATGTTAGATTTTATCATATGTGGAATTTTAAACAATATAGAGTAGATAAATTATGGGCCCCAAATAATAGTTCCAGAATATTTAGATTTATATTCAATGGTACGTTTTTAGACAAAGCATTGGCTTGTGGGTCAGAGCCAACATACGTATCAGACTGGATACGACAAAGAAATTATTGGGTTAATTCTGGGTTGATTATGCAGCATTTGGGCTACATATATGACCAAGACAAAAGTGGTAAATACGAAAGATATGTTCAATTAGATGGTGGAAAATTTCACCAAATAAATCACATTAATTCAATAATGGATAAAAACCCAGTTCTTATTAACTGGGGGAATTTTGGAATATAGAGGTAAAAATGAAAAACGTAAAAGATTCGGTCATAGAACTAACGAAAATTATGTCAGAGAAAGAAAAGTTTGCTTTTATAAATGTTTCTAAATCTTCGATAATTGGTTTAAGCAAAAAAAGCGAAAAACCATTTCCACAATTTATTTCTAAGCAAATAATTAAAGCAATTAACCTAAATGATCCCAGGGTAATGAAAAGCGTTTCCAGTGATTTGGCCAATGAAATCATGGACGATAGGTATAATTCAATAGGGATTAAAAAAAATCATAGATACTATACGCCAAATTTATTTGAGTATTACCTTGAAGCAGATAGGTCAATTTTTAATTGTATTATAAAATTTTTTATACAAAATACACCAAGTTTGATTGTAACTTTGCACGACTATAAAAGAATCAATAATATATTGGGCGTCAGATCAAATGTCATAAGCATTAATTACCATGGCTTATATAAGAAGTTTGATGAAGTATATGGTCAAATAGAGGCCATGAATGGAAAAATTCAATATTGCTTACTTGATTGTAGTTCTCTTGGTTTGGCTCTGTCTCCAAATATATGGGAGAATTTAGACATGTCTATTATAGACTTTGGTAAAGCATTAAATTTTACTAGAGAGTATAATACGGCGGCCAAAAATGAATTATCATAAAGATGAAGATGATGTAGCATATCTTACTGATTTGATGTTTGATACATCAATGTCTTTGTCTGAAATAGCTAGAGAGCTTGGTTGGACAATAAATAAAGTCAACAAAGAAATTAACAGACTAGGACTGTCTTGGCTAAAGGGTGGCAAGAAAAAAATGTCTAGGGGTCAAACAGCCTTGACCTCTATAATGAAAAAGCTTCTTCCAGGACAAAAGATCATAAATGAGTTTCACATTGGAAATAAAATGAAGCTAGACGTTTATTGCCCAAACTATCAAGTAGCAGCAGAATATCACGGTAGGCAGCACTTCTTTTACACTCAAAGATTTTTTGATTCAAAATATGAATTTGAAGAAGCCATAGAAAGAGACAGGGTAAAGCTTGATTGGTGCAATGAGAATGGCGTAGCCTTAGTTGTATTCAGATACAATGATAAGCTTACTGAAGAAGCGGTTTTTGAGAGAATAATACAGGCGATTAGAAATAGTCCGCATATA